TTTTGAAAACCGTTGCAGCCCAACGGGATTCGCGCGCATACCCCCCCACCTAACGCGAACCCAGCAAAGGAAATCGTGAGCGTAGCCAAGGCAGCGGCAAGTGGTGATCGCCTCGTCGCCCTCCAAGCGATCCGTGATCGGCTCGCTGGCGATTTCGATAACGCTCACGAACCGCGCGACGTCGCCGGCCTCGCGCTGCGCCTGACCGACGTCCTCGCACAGATCGACTCGATGCCCGTCTCGACGAAAGCTAGTGCTGCTGATGAAATCGCCCAGCGTCGCGCTGCCCGACGGCATCGCAGTCCCGCGCGTAAGACACGCGCCCCGCGTTCGGGCTAGCGCCTGGGAGGACGTCGTCGAGCTGGCGGCGTCCTATGGGCTGGATCTTCTGTCGTGGCAGGAGAATGTGTTCGAGGCTGCGATGGGGGAGCGGCCGGGCGGGTTGTGGGCGGCCAAGCATGTGGGGTTGAGTTGTCCGCGGCAGAACGGCAAAGGCAGCGTGTTGGAGGCCCGGGCGTTGGCCGGGTTGCTGCTGTTCGACGAACAGATGGTGATTCATTCCGCGCACGAAGTGCGTACCGCGCAGCTGGGTTTCCGGCGACTCAAAGCGTACTTCGAGAACTACGATGATCTGCGGCGCAAGGTCGCCGGGATCGGGAACGCGGTTGCGCGCGAATACATTCGGTTGCGGTCGGGTCAGGAGATCCGGTTCGTGACCCGGTCGAAGTCGGCTATTCGTGGTTTCTCGGCTGATTGTCTGTTGCTGGATGAGGGTCAGATTCTTGATGATGCGCAGTGGGAGGCGATTCTGTATACGGTGTCGGCGCGGCCGGCTCATCAGATTTGGTTGGTGGGGACGCCGCCGCTCTCGACGGAGGAGGGGATTGTTTTTCACCGGTTCCGGCAGCGTGGGCTCGAGGGTAAAGATCACACCATGTGCTGGCTGGAATGGTCAGCCGACGACAACTGCGATTTAGATGATCCTGTGCAATGGGCAAAAGCCAACCCGGCGTTGGCTGGCCCCGGTAAGCGGGGTTTGATCTCGCACGAGACAGTTGTCACTGAACGCGCGGCCGCGAGCAATGAGGGTTTCGCGCGGGAGCGTCTCGGGGTGTGGTCGGCGGATGGGCGGGCGTTCAAACTGGATGTGGCGGCGTGGGTGTTGTTGGAGGATCGCAGCGTCAAAGCACCGGAGCGGGTTGTGATTTCGGTGGATGTGTCGCCGTATCGGTCTGGGGCGACGATCGGGGTTGCCGGTGCTGGCCCTGACGGCAAGACGTTGGTGATGGTTCACTCCGGTGCTGGTGTCGGGTGGGTCGCCGGGAAGGTCGCCGAGCTGTGCGCCCGCGCGACTGTGGTTGAGGTGTCGCTGACGGCGGGTGAGGCGAAGGGACTGGCCGGGGATTTGACGCAGTTGGGGGTGGAGTTCGAGAAACTCACCGGGGTGGATGTGGCTGCCAGTTGTACGGCGTTTCAGGCCGCGGTGACCGGTGCTCTGGTGTGTCACGTCGGGCAGCCTGAGCTGGATGTGGCGGTGGCGAACGCTCGTACTCGGCGGATGGGTGACGCCGAGACGTGGGACCGCGACTTTCAGACCGATATCAGTCCTCTGGTGGCGGCGGCGGCGGCGTTTCACCGGTGGAAGGTGTTGGCGGATGCCCCGTATGACGTGTTGGCGTCCGTGTTGTGATGGCCATGATGACGACGGTGTTGAGGATGCAGGCCAGGAACAGGGCGAGGAGCAGCGCGGTGACCACGTTCGACAGTGATAGCAGAGCAGGGTTACATGTGGCCGTTCAAAGGTAAACAGTCGGTAGAGCAGCGGTCGCTGACGTCGGTGCCGTGGGAGCCGATGGGTGGGCCGGGCTGGTCGCAGGGCTGGCCGTCGCCGGGCAGCCTCGGCGTGGACGGCGTTTTACGCCTTGTCCCGGTTTGGGCCGCGGTCCGATTCCTGGCAGATAACATCTCGGCGATGGCGCCGGGGTTAGGGCTGTACAAACTCGGCAAAAGCGAAATAGCTGAACGTCAGCCTACGCCAAGCCTTTTCGCAACGCCCTCCCTCCACGGTGAGCTGACTACGTGGTTATCGAGGCTGATTTTGTCTATGGCGTTGCATGGAAGTGGAATCGGGTTGGTGACGCAACGCGACCGTTTCGGGTTTCCGGTGATGATCGAATGGCTTAACCCCATCAATGTGGTGACGCTGGATCGTGCGATCGAGGGGCCTGGTTCGTATGTGGATCCGCGCTGGTATTGGTGGGGGCGGCCGCTGGATCCCGCTGACCTGCTGCACATTCCGTGGGTGGTGTTGCCGTGGCGGGTTCGGGGTTTGTCGCCGATCGAGGCGTTCGCCAGCATGGCTGGTGTCGGTTTGGGTGCGCAGCAGTTCTGGCAGCAGTGGTTCGAGCAGGGTGGGGTGCCGCCGGGGACGTTCCGCAACACGACGCAGAAAATTTTGGCCGACGATGCCGTCGAGATCGGGAACCGGGTGGCGCGCCGTATGCGCAGCCGCCAACCGCTCGTCTACGGCTCCGATTGGGAGTACACCCCGATCAGCATCAACCCGCATGAAGCGCAGTTCATCGAGACGATGCAGATGACGGCCGCCCAGATCGCGGTCATCTACGGTATTCCGCCGGACAAATTGGGCGGCGTCACCGGCGATAGCCTGACCTATGCGACGGTGGAGCAGAATTCGCTGGATTGCCTCACTTATACGTTCCGGCCCTGGTTGACGAAGCTGGAGTTCTCGTTTTCTACGTGTTTCCCGCGGGGTTATTTCGTGCGGTTCGACACCAGCGAGTTTCTGCGGGTGGATGCGAAGACCCGCGCCGAGATCGATGCGCTGTCGTTGGGCACCACCCAGTTCGGCTGGAAGGACCGCAACGAGGTGCGTGCTTCGTACAATCTTGCGCCGTCGGTGGCGCCGACTCCCTCGCCGCCGGCGGCGCCGAAACCGGCCACGCCGGGGCCGCCGTCGTCGAACGGTTCTGGTGGTCAGCCGCCTGGGGATCAGGCCGCCGACGCCGCCAACAGCCGCAGCAGATGGACCAACGGGCATCCCGTGAGCGTTGGATAGGAAAGGACACCACGACAATGGCGACAATGGCTGACGACGCGCCCACCGACCACGAATCCCAGTACGGTGACGTGGCTTACGCGGACCCGAAGAACCACAAGTACCCGATCAACAACGAGTCGCGGGTGAGGGCGGCGTGGTCCTACATCAACATGCCGAAGAACCAGAAGGGTTACACGGCTGAGGAGGTGTCGTCGATCAAGGCGAAGATCAGGGCGGCGGGTAAGAAGTACGGTATCGAGTTCTCCGACGACGAGCGCAGCGCCGACGTCGGTGGTGAAGTCGAACGTCGCAACACCGTCTTGACTGTCGAGCTGCGCCACGACGCCGGCAATAAACGTGAGATCGGCGGCTACGCAGCGTTGTTCAACCGCGACAGCAAGAACATGCCCTACATCGAGCGCGTCATGCCCAGCTTCTTTGCGAAGTCCCGCGCCGATGGCTGGCCCGGCACCGGCGCCGGGGTGGTCTGCCGCTACAACCATGACGACATGTACCTGCTGGGCACCACCCGCAGCGGCACCCTACGGCTGTCGACCGACGAGCAGGGCCTGGACTACACCGTGGATGTGCCTGAGCACCGCAAAGACGTGATGGAACTCGTCAGCCGCGGCGACATCACCCAATCGAGCTTCGCGTTCATCGTCACCGATGAGGAATGGGACCACACCGAGTCGGGTACGGCGCTGCGGAAGTTGGTGCAGGGCAAGCTGATCGACGTCGCCCCGGTGGTCACCCCTGCTTACGAGGACACCACCGTGGGGCTGCGGTCGCTGGCCCGCGCCCACGGTGTCCCCGAAGAAGATGTGTTCAGCCTGGCTGAACAGCGCGAGCTGCGGAAACTGTTCATCCGCACAGACCCCAACAGCGCACCGAAGTCGATGTCGGGTCAGCGGGCCCGGATGTACATGATGGGTAAACGGCCGAAAGATCCCATCGCGAAAGTTCGTTGAGGCGGCGCAGTCCACTCACCTTTTGTCACACCCCCCCTTGTTGAGGCGGCAGAGTCCACTCACACCCCCCATTGGAAGGAACTACTGCCGTGTCTACCCTTGTCGAAAAACTGGGTGAGCAGCGTTATGACTGCTGGGTGAAGGCCAACGCCATCGCCGAACGCGCGTTTCAGGAAGAGCGTGATCTGACTGCTGAGGAGAAGCGTCAGTTCGATGAGTGGGACGCCGAGATGGTGCGGCTCGACGAGCGCCGCCAATCACTGCTGGCCGGTGAGAAACGCGCGAAAGCTGTTGAGGATTCGATCGCCGAACTGGCTGGGAAGCCGGTGTCGCGTGAGCTGGCGGTGCGCGGCGGCGACGGCGCGGCGACGCCGGGATTCTCTGATGAGCAGATCACCGCCGAGTTGCGTCGGTTCGTGAACGGTGAGATCCGCAGCTTCGATCTGCCGTTCCCGTCTGTGATCGAGCGCCGCACCTTGCAGGTGTCCGGTGTGGCGATGCCCACGTCGTTCATTCACCAGCTGTACGTGTATCTGGTCGACACGTCGAGCGTGCGGCAGGCCGGCGCCACCGTCATCTCCACCACCACCGGTGAACAGATTTTGATCCCCTACAGCAGCGCTGAAGGTGCCGCGCTGTGGACCGCTGAAGGTGGCACGCTGTCGGCGTCTGACCCCACTCTGTCGTCTGCGACGCTGGGCGCGCATAAGGTCGGCAAGCTGATCCAGGTGTCCAAGGAGCTGGCCACCGACGTCGGTTTCGACCTGGTCGGGTATTTGGCGCAGTCGGCGGGCCGCAACATCGGGGTGGCCACCAACTCCGCTTACGTGTCGGGTACGGCGGCGACGCAGCCGTCGGGGTTCATGGCCAACGCCACCGTCGCGATGACCGGCGCAGCCGGTGCTGGTGGTCTGGTCGGTTTGCCGACGGCGACCGGCGGCGACTACGGCGCCGACATCCTGGTGAACATGTATCACAGCATCATCCCGCAGTACCGTCCGCGGGCTTCGTGGATGATGAACGATGGTGTGATCAAGGTCGTCAGAAAACTGAAGGACACTCTGGGCCGGTTCATTTGGGAACCCAGTCTGCAGGCCGGGGTTCCTGACACGATCCTGGGTAAACCGGTGTATGCGAACCCGGCGATGGATTTGTTCGGGGCGAATAAGAAACCGATCGCGTTCGGCGACTTCTCGGCTTATTACATCCGTGATGTGACGCCGCTGAGATTCGAACGGTCGGATGAGTTCGCGTTCGGTACGGATCTGATTTCGTTCCGCGCGTTGATGCGTACCGACGGGATCCTGGTCGACACCAACGCTGTCAAGCTGTACCAGTGTCCTGCCACGTGACCTGATGGGTTGAGCGCACCCCGGGCGTGGATGACTCGCCCACGCCCGGGGGCCACCCTTTGGAGAGGAGACGTCTTTGACGAAAGTCCGCATGAAGCAAACCGTCACCGGCATGTTCCACGGCAACCCGGCGGGCGCGCAACGCGGCGAAATCCACGACGTCGGCGACGAAGCCGAACGCTACATCAGCGTCGGCATCGCCGAACCGTTGGGTGAAGAACGCGCCGTCACCGAAGACGACGACACCGAAACCGCTGTCCCCAAAAAGGCTGTGGGGCGGCCAAAAAAAGCCCCGCCTGGCACGACGACGACTCCCCCGGCTGGCGGAAAGTAGACCTTGAAAATCAAGGGCCTCTACCACATGGCTGAAGGCGGCGGCCAGTACCGGATCCGTATGCCGATCGGCGAACTGGGCCGCCACGGTCATCAGACGAGTTGCGAGCCGTCGATGACGACCGTGAAAGCTGACGGCGCCGACATCGTGGTGTCGCACATGGCCGGCACCGCCACCTACCAAGAGGCACCCGCCGTGCACTCGTGGTGGCGGCGGCTGCGTAAGGATTGCCGTCGTGTCTATGAGTTGGATGACGATCCGTTCGAGCTCGAGGGTTCCAACCCGGCGTTCTGCGACTACAACGCCCTCACCTCGCGCGACAGTTTCGAGTTCTGTATCCGCACCGCCGACCTGGTCACCACCAGCGTCGAACCATTAGCGGAGCGGATGCGGAAGCTGAACCCGCGGGTGGCGGTGTGTAAGAACCGTATCGACGAATCCATGCTGACCATGGTGCGGCCCCAGCGGGACAAGGTGGTGATCGGGTGGGCCGGCGGCCCATCGCACTTCGAAGACATGCGCGAAGCCGCCTACGGGTTGCGCCGCGTCCTGGACTGGCACCCGAAAACAGTCGAAGCGCACTTCATCGGCGCCGACCTGCGCCGCATCATCAAACGCCCGATCCGGCACTCACGCTGGCAACGCATCACCGTCGACTACTACAAGCTGATCGACTTCGACATCGGCATCGCCCCACTACGGCCGGGTCTGTTCACCGACACCAAATCAGCGATCAAAGCCATGGAGTACGGTGCGCTCGGCATCCCCGTCGTCGCCTCCGATGTCACCCCGTACCGCGACTACGTTGTGGACGGCGTCACCGGCTGGCTGGTACGCACCGAACAGCAATGGGCGACCCGGCTGCGGGATCTCGTCAACGATGAGGCGATGCGCACCGAAATGGGGCGCAAAGCGCGGGAAGTCGCCGCCGGCCACACCATTCAAACCGGGTGGGTCGACTGGGAACAGGCTTACCGGAGCATCCTATGAGCCAGGTGTTCATCGTCTGTCCCGGCCGCAGCGTGAGCGGCGGCCCAGAGTTGTGTCACCAGCTCGCCGACACGCTGAACGCCGACACGCCGGGCCGCGCGCATGTGGTGTATTACCCTTTTGGGCTCGGCTTGTTCACCCCGGCGCCGTACCGCCGCTACATCTGCGACCCCGCCGGCATCGAAGACATCACCCCCGGCTCGACGGTGGTGCTACCCGAGGTTTACGGTCACCTAGTCGGCAGCTTCGACGGCTGCGACGTCGTGTTCTGGTGGATGAGCGTCAACAATTTCTACCGCTCGGCCAGCGACCGCGCCGACGCGCAACTCGCCGACATCCGCACCCACGCCAGCCGTCAGCTCTACCAGAGCGAGTACGCGCGAGCGTTTCTGCACCGCGTCGAGCTGGGCCCTGTTGCGCGGCTGGGCGACAAACTATCCACCGATTATCTCGACGCCATCGCCGACCCGCCGACCGGCCAACGCCCCGACGTGCTGGTGTACAACCCGGCTAAAGGTTTGGGCCGCAGCGCGGCGATCGTGGCCGCACTGCAGAAGTCGCTGCGCGGCCCGCCGCGGGTGATGCGGATCGAGAACCTCGAGCGTGCTGAAGTGAAATGGGTGCTGTCCAACGCCAAGGTGTACATCGACTTCGGGGAGCATCCCGGTAAGGACCGGCTGCCGCGCGAAGCCGCCGCGCTGGGGTGTGCGGTGTTGACGAATCGGCGCGGCGCCGCCGGCAACAGCATCGACGTGCCGATCCCCGAAGAGTTCAAGATCGACGACCGTAAACCACGGTTCGAGCGGCGCGTCGTGGAGAAGATCCATCTGCTGCTCGAGGACTTCACCAGACAGTCGCACCGGTTCAACGGCTACCGCGCGATGATCGCCGCCGAACCCGCGCAGTTCGTTGACGACGCCCGCCAAGCTTTCCCGATCGAGGTCCGCCTATGACTAACCCGTTCGCCCATGACCGCACGTCGAATGCTGCCGGGGATTTCGTGGTGTCGGCGACTGACACGGCGTCGCATCCGCTGTCGGAGGAGGATTACCGGTTCCCGCCCGGTCAGATGACGGCGCCGCCGCGGGCCGGCTACTACCCGAACGGTTACGCGCCATGAGCGACGGCGCCAACGCGGCCAAAGGGTTACCCGGCTACAAGAAAACCCTCACCCAAGGTTTCTATCCGGAGTTGTACAACGCCGCGCCCCCGGCGCCGCCGACCGCGCCCGGGCTGCCCTACGACGTGAACGGCACCTATTCGAACCCGTTGACCGATCCCGCAACCAACACCGCGCCGCCGCCGCCCGACCGGCATGTAGTCAGCCTCGGGCGCTGCCCGCACTGCGGCAGCTCAAGCTTCAACGGCACCACCGACGCCGTCTCCTGCCCCGACTGCGGGCAGGTCGACCGCGCTATCACCCCCACCTACACGCCGGGCACACCATGGTTTTGACCGGGGCGCAGCGATCACCGATCCACCGGGCGTCCCGGCTTGCCGCCCGGGCGCCCCGGTCTCACCCCCATTGAAGGAGGACACCTGTGACGGTTCCCTACACCCACGACGACCTCGGCGAAGCCGGTTATCCCGGCGGCCAGGGCGACCCCAGCCAACCCGACCGCCACATCAACGACGACGACGCCCATCACCCGTTCTACGACATCAGTAACCCACCGGAGCCCTATCCAGCATGAGTAACCCATACGAGCAAGGCCGTGATTCGCAGGCGCGTCCCGGTGGCGGCGACACCTACAAACAAGCCGTTCCCGGCGGCGCCGACGCAGCGATGACCTATGCCGGTGGAGACAACCTCTCCGAACAGGACTACCGCCCTACTGATGAGAAGGCTGGGCCGGGGCGCCCGAATGTGACAGCACCGCCGTCAGCGCAGATGCAACCAGAAGACCAGGGCCGCGCCGGTTACCCCACCGCACCCGGCCACGGCGGTATGGCGCCCGGCGGTATGGCGCCCGGCCACGGCAAATAAGCCCGCGACAGAAAGGAACAATCCTGATGAGTTCACCATTCGACGAAGGCCGCGACGCCGCCACCGGCGGCTACGGCTTCGGCCAGGAATCCGACGTCGCCGACGAACACGTCGGCAGCTTCGAAGCGTTCGCGCGGCCCGCCCCCGCTGATCGGCTCAACGAAGAGGACTACAGGTGAGCAACCCCTACAACGCCGGCCGCGACAGCATCGGCGGCGGCTTCAACATGGGCACCCAATCAGACATCGCCGACGAACACCTCGATGCCTTCCGCGGCTCAGCGAGCACACCACCAGACCGGCTCGGCGAGCACGATTACCGCACCGGCGGCGGTGAGGCACCCAACACCAACACCGACGCCATGCCGCAGCGGCAACCCCGCCAAGAACCCAGCCGGTTCACCTACCCCTCGGTGTCACGCGAACCCAAGGCGACGTGACACAAGACTGGTCGCTGGGCCCGTTCTTCGGCGGCCAACGCATCAACTTCCCGCTGCTGCGCCACGTCGTCGACAACGTGGCCGACACCGACGGCTACGCACTCGAGTTCGGTGTCGCCGAAGGGACGAGTCTGGCGATCATCGCCGACAAAATGTCGGTTGTCGGGTTCGACTCGTTTCTGGGTCTGCCCGAGGAGTGGGGCCCCTACCCCAAGGGCTCACGGGCGTGTGAACCACCCGCCATCCCGAACAGCCGCCTCGTCGTCGGCTTGTACAGCGACACGCTGCCGGGTTTCGACATCGGCGAAGTCGACCCCATCGCGTTGGTTCACATCGACTGCGACCTGTACAGCTCAGTGGTCACCGTCCTGGACTGGGTCGGGCCGTGGCTCGGCGGCCGCTGCTGTGTCGTGTTCGACGAATGGGAACACGGCAACCCGTGGCACCGCGAGCACGAATCACGGGCGTGGCGTGAATACGCCGCAGACACCGGTGTCAAGTGGGAAGTGATCGGCCATGACAACGAAGCGTGGGCCATCCAGATCCTCGAGGAACTGTGATGGCTGAACTCGCCCCCACCGACGTCGAAACCTACACCAACGGTCAACTCGCCGCGTCCAACCCCGAAACCCAACGGATGCTCAACGCCGCCCTGACCGCCGCCCGCCGCGACGTCTACTGGCATGTCAGCCCGATCAGCTACGCCGCCACCGTCACCATCAACGGCCCCGGCACCCCCTACCTGCGGCTACCCACCAAACAGGTCATCGCCCTGCACTCCATCACCAGCGACGGCAACCCCGTCGACCCGGTCGCCGACGTCACCCTCGACAGCGAATCAGGCAACCTACTGATCCTCAACACCGGCTGCTGGTCAAACGCCTACAACGGTGTCGTCATCACCATGGACCACGGTTTCCCCGAAGACGCCACCACCGCCGCCGCGATCACCGGCTACACCGGGTCGATCGCCGACGACTGGCGCCAAGCCATCCTGTCGCTGGTCACCAACATCGCGCAGATAGCCCTGGTCGGCCGCTCCGACTACGAACTGGACAGCAAACAAATCGACGACGTCGTGTACCGCTGGTCAGCAAACCCGGCGCTGGGCGCGGTGGAACCGATCCTCGCGAAATACCGGCTCCTGTACAAGTGGGTCTGACCAGCATGGATGTGGTGCTGTTCACGTTCGCCGGCCGCCAACCCAACATGAAACTGCAGGCCCCGCTGATGCACCGGATCCTCGAGGAGCACCCCAACGCCCGCTGGGACATCTGGAACCTGGCCCGCACCACCCTGGACGCCGTCTACCTGCAAACCCTGTCCGGGCAGCGGGTCAGGGTGTTCAACCAGTTCTGGCGGGCCCGCGCCTACGAAGCCGTGTACCGGTACTACGCGCGGCCACGGTACCGCGACACGCTGTTTGTGAAGTGTGACGACGACATCGTGTTCATCCAGACCGGCCGGTTCGGCGACTTCGTCGACGCGATCCGCGGCGACACAGTCACGTCCGCGTTGACGATCAACAACGGCGCCAGCACCCACGCTCACCCCGCGTTGTGGCAGCACTTCACCACCCGTATGCGGATCCCGCTGCTCGAGGTGCACACCCACGCCGGGTTCGCCCACCTTTGCCACGTGTACTTTCACGAACACTGGCGCGACATGCTGGCCGAACCCGTTCAGCTGGTCGACACCGAAGACTGGGTGTCGATCAACATGATCGGCATGACGCAGCCGACGCTGGCCGCGCTGGCCGAACAGCTGGGCACACCGTCACCCTTGTTTATCGCCGGCCGCGACTTTCAGCGCACCGACAAGCTCGGCGACGAAGGCGCAGTCAACACGATGCCGCGGAAGATCCTGCGCGGCTTCACCGCGGCCCATTTGGGGTTCGGGCCGCAGCAGCCGACGATCGAGCAGTTCGACCGGTGGCGCGCCGGCTACGCCGACATCGCCGCCGACTACCTCAGCAACAAGGTGGTGACCTGATGGTGGGTTTCGGCGGCGGCGGCCAAACCGTCACCCTGGTGCAGCACATCACCAGCGGAGTCGACGAACTCGGCACCTCCATCATGGACGAGATCCGCACCGACATCCCCGGCTGCCGACACCGACCGATGGTGCCTGGCTCGGCGCGCGGCGCCGGCCTGGTCCGCGCTGAGAAAGAACCCGAAACCGGTGTGTCGGTGGCCACCTCCTGGTGGCAGACCACCATCCCGATGATCCCCACCACCACGGCCGCGCTGATGGCGCTGCAGGCTGACGACTCGATCGAAGTCGGCGGCGTCGTCTACCAAATCGTCGGCAATCTGCACCCCTTCACCGACGCCACCGGAAAGGTCACCAAGATGACGATCCACAGCGAAAGACAAACCGGAGCCTGACATGCCCCGCTACCACGTCCTCAAGGCTTGCGCCTACATCGACGGTCACGAAGTCGTCAGGCTGCAACCCGATCAGGTGGTGGAGTTGCCGGCGTCGACAGCGCAGCTGCTGCCCGTCGTCGAAGCCGACGAGGGCAACATTGTGATTTCGCCGCCCAGCGCGCAACTCGGAAGCCAATAGTGGCCGTTACCCCGGCTGATGAGATCGCCGCCGAACTGCTGGAAAAAATGCGGGACGACGAGGAGCTACGCGAAACACCGCGCCGGGTGGCCGACGCCGCCGCCGAATACGCGCGCAGCATCGCCCCCGTCAGCCCCGCCGGCAGCCACGACCCCGTCCCCGGGCATTTCCGCGACTCCATTCACTCCGAAGACGCCCCCGACTACCACGGCTTACCGGCCGCCCGTGTCGTCTCCGAACTACGGGAAGCCTCCTTTATCGAATACGGGGCGCACCCCCGCGGCGGCTACACCCCCGAACACGCCACGTTCGCGAAAACCGTCGCCCACTTCGAAGGCACCCCCGGCGTCACCATCTACCAAGGCGCCATCGGCGTCGAAGAGGGCGGCCTGGCCGATGTCAGCGGCTCCACCATTCTCGACTGACCCGTCATGACTGTTGAACTCAACGACTACCACGCCAACGACATCGAAGAGATGGTGGTGGCGTGGCTGACACCGTTGTGCCGGGCCGGGGTGGCCCGCGAAGTCGGCGACCCGCTGCCGTTCCTGTTGGTGCGCCACATCACCGGCGCGGAAAACATCGAGAAACAAACCGCCGACCCCATCGTGTCGGTGCACACCCTGTGCGACAAGAACACCGGCTGGGCTGCCGCCAAAAGGCAAGCCGCCAAAACACATGACCGGATGACGCTGTGGGGCCGCTACCACGACACCGTCACCCTGCCGTCGACCGGGGCTACCGCGGTCATCGACTACGTGCAGGTCTTCGAAGCCCCTATCTGGCAGGTCTACGCCGACGTGTCCATCCTGCGGAAAGTCGGCCGCTACCAGATCGGGCTGTCCTACATCAACGTCGCATACCCCAACAGTTAGGAAACCACGATGACATCGCCCATCCCCGCCACCGGTATTGACTTCAAAGCCGGTCACTTCCTCGACGTCGACAACCGGTTTTCCTCGCGCGGTCAGCTCGCCGCCGTGCTGGTGCGCGACAACCGTGGGTCGGCGACCAACATCTCCCCGTATGCGGCGGGTACCCCGCCGACGGCGAACTGGGCCCCGTTCGCCCAAGACGGCAACCTGCGTAAAGATCTGTTCGCCTACGAACTGAACAACGGTGTCTGGGAGTACAACCACCTGCCCAATCAGGGTTTCTGGTTGGTCGGTGCGTTCGAGGAACGCTCCGGACCCGACCGCAAGGGATCCATCCGCCACGACGACGTCATGATTCTTCAGTCGAATTTTCCTTATGACACGGATTTGACGGCTGAAGGAATCACGGTGGCGTTCACCGGGATTGAGGTGTTCAAACCGTTCATGATGCGGTTGCGGCTGAACCTGCCGCTCAACGACAACAACGGGAACATCATCGTCGAGCAGCCCGGCAGCGAAGTCATCCTGTCCAAGCCGACTGAAGCGGACACCGTTGACCGGCAGCTTGTGCTGTTGTTCGCGCGTAAACGCCCCGGCGGCTACGTGTACAGCGCTGAGGTGTACCCGCTGGCACGTTTGACCGATATTGGGGCGCGTAAGCGGTCGAAGACTGATCAGGATGCTGCGTTGTTGACGTTCACTGTGCTGCCGGATCCGTACTACGTGGTTATCGACCCGGCTGCCCCGCTGTCGGGGAACTTGGTGCCGGCGTTGTTCTCCGAGTATGTGGCTGGTTCGGCGTGGACGGCGATGGCCGCCACCGGATCGGTCTAACTGTTGCTGCCCGGGCGGTTCAACCCGACCCCCAGCCGGAAACCCTAACGCGAAAGAACACCAGCCGATATGAGCACACCCACCGGTAATCCGATTGTTCATCTGCCGTCAGCACCCGAATCCGGGCGCCGCGCCCGCGAACAAGCCGCCGCCTACGACTCCGTATTCGCCTGCACCCCACTGCAACTCACCTACCCCAACAACGGCGGTAGCGAAACCATCGACATCCCACCGCATCCCAACCTGCGGATGCTCGACGACGACCGCCAAGAGGAATACGAAGACCTCATGATGGAAGTCGAAAACTACGACCGCGAAGACGACGTCTACATCCCCGAATCCAAACTCGACAACGGCACCGTGCTACCGGCGGTGACCCGGCGCGGCGAACTCAAACAGCCCTACCGCAAAGACGGGCAGCGGGTGAAACCCGCCCACTCGATACGGGTGGTGCAGATCGCGCTGGGCATCGAAAACTATTCGAAGCTGCGCCGCGCAGGCCTCAACGCTTCGGATGTGTGGCGGATCTGGAACCAGCAAGGCCTGGATCTGACCGCCCGGCAAGAGGAGGACTCCAAAAGTCATGGAAGCCGCGGCGGTCTGGGTTCTGTTTCCCGGTGAAATCGCCGCCGACCTGCGCCGCGTCTACGGGGTGCGGATCGCCGACTGGCACCAAAACCGGATGAGCAGCTACGAGCTGCTCGAGCTGATCGAATACCTGCCCGAGGACAGCCTCTACAAAAGCGGTGTGCGCGGTGAGCCGTGCGAACGCGACGAACAGATCCGGGCGATAGCCAACGAGGTCGCTGTGCTGCGGGCAGGGATGGTGCCCGACACCGACTCCGACATGTACGGCGCACGGCTGTTCATCCCGCCCCGCATTCAGGTGGCCGCCGCGCAAGCCGAAGACGATTCGGAGCTAGCCCGCGAAGGCATTTTCTGGATGGCCGGCGCAGACAGGACCAGCTGAAATGCCCGGCATCCACATTGATGTGCTGGCCCGCCTCGACGAGTCCGCCGCCGAAGAGGTGTCCCGTAACCTGGAACGCCATTTCGAAGCCAGTGGGGAGCGGATCGGCAGTGTCCTGGGCGACGCGATCAAACGACGCTTAGAGCAGGCCGACGTCGGCGAAGGTGTCATCAAAAACTTTGAGCGACTTCAGAGCCAGGCGGAGAAGGCGGGCGCGGCCATCGGCGCCGCCCTCGTCGGCGGCATCACCGCCGCCGCGATCGGGCTGGAGAAAATCGGCGACACCTTCGAAAACATCAACCGCCAGCTCGCGTTGACCACCACCGCCTCCGGCGCCGCGTTCGACGACCTGAAAAGCCGCGCCGACGCGCTGGTCGGCACCCTGGACAGTGCAGCCACCAACGTCGGCCGCGACTTCGGGCTGATGGCGTCCCGTGTCCGCGACACCGGCCCCGAACTGGAGACACTCATCGGCCACGTCGAAATGCTGAGCGACCGCTTCCAAGGCCTCAACGTCCAGACGCTGGCCAACGAATTCTCGCAGTTCGGTGTGGTCGGTGCTAAAGCCGCCGACGATGCTTTGGCGTCGCTGACCCAGTCCGCGATCGGCGCCAACGTCAGCCTGTCCGCGTTGGTGGACGCCATCGGCCCGGAAGCCGCCGTCTTCGCCCAAGCCGGGTTCAACATCCAACAGGCCGGCGCCGCCATCGCCTCACTCGAGCACGACGGCATCCCCGCACAGAAAGCGGTGTCCGGGCTCGAAGTCGCTATGAAAGCGATGGACGACGCCATCAAGAACGGGCGCGGCAACTGGCCCAGCTTCCAAGCCTTCATGCAAGACGTATCCGCATCAGTCAACAACCTGCTGGCCGCCGGCCGCATCGGCGACGCGCAACGACTGATGGAAGAGGTCACCGGGCAGCGCCGCTGGGCTGAAGCGATGCCGCTGATCGAACGGTTCAACGAGATTCTGGCCAACCCGCAGGGCTACCAAGCCCAAGCAGGGTTCCTCGACGACCTGCAGAAAAAGACGGCGAACCTGCACAACGAGTGGGAGAAGCTCAAGAACCAGATGACGGTGACGCTGGAGCCGATCGCCGCGCAGTGGATCGAAGAGCTGATCGGCAAGCTGCATGAGTTCGGCGACTGGGCCCAGGCCCACCAGGATGATTTGAAAAAACTGTTTCAAGGGGCGGCTGAGGTTGCCGGCACCGTGATCACGGTGCTGGAGAAGATCGCAGAAATTCTGGGATCGCACCCGGCGCTGATCGAAGCTGTCGTGGTGGCGTTCGCCGCGTGGGAAACCATCAGCGGGGTGGCGGCGCTGATCCGCGATTTGAGCACCATCGCGACCCTGCTGCGGGTGGAGTTGCCCGCTGCCGCCAGCACGGCGGCGCTGGGGATCGGCGCCGCGCTGGCCGGCGCGGCGGCCGGGATCATCGGTGTCCAAGCGTTGCTGGACAAGATGGATCGTGACGCCGCCGCCCGCGCTAACCAGCCGGGACCGTCCGCCGCTGAACGCGGCGCGCAGCCCGGCGGTGCCCCCGAATCGCGAACCCCCGCCTACATCCCCGGGCTCGGCTCTGTCGTGGCGCCGGGGGCGCCGGTGCCGGGTGCACCTCCCCCACCTACACCATTTGTTCCCGGGCTGGTGGCGCCACCCGAACAACTCGAAGGTGGCACCCCGTTTCTGGGGACCGGTGTTGCCCCCACCGTGCCCCTCCCGGCGGCGCCCCCGGCGGGGCCAGCGGGGCCAGCAGCGCCCGGGGCGCCTGAAGCCCCCGCGCCCGGTGAGGTGCCGGAGGGAACGCTGGAACCCGGCTTCGCAGGGAAACTCCCCAAAGGCCCCAAAGGCCCCAAAGGCCCCCGGCTACCCACAGCCCCCGAACTCCCCTACGGCCCCGGCTACGGCGAACCCCCCCAACCCGGCGAAACCGAACAACACTACCGCGACCGCCAAGACATCCTCGACAAACAACACAAACTCGCCCAAGACCAAGCCCGCGTAGAACAACTCGAAAACACCAACACCGCAACACAAGACGACATCACCAAAGCCAAAAACGCTGTCCTCAAAGACCAGGAAGAACTCAACCAACTTGAGTTACGGATCAACGAGGAGCACGTCAAGAATCTGCGTAAGCATCACGCCGACATGGAGGATATCGGCGCCAAGATCGACCAGGACTTCGGCATATCGAAGGGGTTGCCGGGGATCGCCGAAAATTTGACCAAGTTCCTCGCCAACCTTGCGTTTGCCCCGGTGTTCGGCGCGCTCGGCGGTGTCGAGGCTGCCGCGTCGCCGACCGGGATCCAAGGCGCCGGTAAAGGACTGATCGGGATGGCCGCTGCCAGCGGCATGTTCGGGCAGCGGTTCATGCCAGGCCCCGAAGGCTACGGCCGCACCAGCAGCACCGAAACCGCCCCCAGCAGCATGTCCCCCGGCGGCCTGGGACCGATGAGCAGCAACGAAGACATCGTCGCCGGCGGCAACAGGGTCAGAACCCTCTACGCACTCGCAGGCGCATTAACCGGCACCCCGTACAGTCAAGCGCTACGCAACGACTGCTCGGGGATGGTGTCGCAGCTCGTCGACGCCGCTGTCGGGCTACCGGCGGGCGCCCCCCGGTTCTCGACAGCCAACGAAGCGGCAGCGTTGACGGCGCGCGGCTTCCAACCCGGGCTGGGTGGCACCGAGTCGTTCAACGTCGGATTCAACGCAGAGCACACCGCTGCCACGCTGCCCGGCGGGTATGGCGTGGAAACCGGTGAAGGCCCCGCAGGTAGTTTCGGGGTGGGCGGCCCCGGCGCGTTCCAGAAGCAGTTCACCCAGTTCTTCCATCTGCCGATGGGTTTCGATTCGGGTGGGGCTGTGCCGATCATCGCGCACGGCGGCGAATGGGTTATGCAGAAATCTGCGGTCGACCGCTACGGGGCGTCGTTCATGCAAGCTGTTAACGGCGGAGCGTTCCAGGGTGGCGGCCAGGTTCCCGACCCCAATAACTACACAACCCCCGGCTCGTATGCTGCGCTGCATCCCACCCAGATCGGTGGCGCCGCACCACCGGCCGGCTACGGCTCCGGGGTCGGCGGCGGCGGCGGCGGGATCATCGGCGCCGGGATCGGCGCCGGTATGCAGGCAGCTATGGGCGGCCTCGCCGCCGGCGCAGCGTCCGGCGCCGCCACCATGGGTATCGGCATCGCCGCCCAGATCGCCATGCAAGAAATACAGCGAACCATCCAATACGGCGGCGCGCTGGCCGGGATCGGTGTCGGCGGGCTGATGGAAACCTTCCTACCGGCTGGTGCGTCGAAGTTAGCGTCGAACAACTGGCTCACGAGAATCGCGGGCGGGCTGGCCGGCGCCGCCCCGCAACTCCCCAACATGGCCGGTGTTGCTACTCAAGGCCACCGCCCCGAAGACACACTCGGCGTCGCGGCCGGGCAAGGCACCGGACCCCCACCGGGACCGACTGTCAACGGGCCCCTCGTCCACGTCGAAAACATTCACGAAGCCGGCAACGCGCAGACCACCGCCAACACCGTCGGCGCCCACCTGCAAACCGCCTACAACTCTGACGCCGTCGCCGGTGGCCGCTGATGACCAACCCGCAGAACCCGGCACCCCCGCTGGCCACCGTCCCACCCTCCATCACCGTCCGGTATCCCGGCGGGGTCATCACCCCCGCCGGCGCCTACCACCTCCTCGCCGGCGACCTGCCCCTCGTCAAATACCGGTCATGGGACGACAAAGTCGTCTTCAACATGATGGGCGGCGACGCCATCCCCGACCGCACCCAGCCCGAAGCCGTCATCCTCAAAGGACTCAAAGGCCTCATCCCGCCCTGGTCGAACATCAAACAAAAAGGGGCGCAGCAAGACGGCTCCACCTACGTCACCTCCCTCTACGACGAACTCGAGGTCAGCCTCACCGTCCGCATCCAAGGCCGTGACCCCATCTACCGCCGCCAAGTGCTGCGCGACTGGATCGCCTCCTGGGACGCCAAACAACCCGGCGAACTGTCCTGGTTCACCCCACAGCTGGGTCGCTGGTGGGCGCCGGTGCGGTGGGGCAAAGTACCGCTCGACAAACTCGCCCCCGTCATGGTCGGCGGCCAAGACTTCACCTGGACCGCCTGCGCCTACGACGCGTTCTGGCGCTCCTACGACAGCACCGACCAGTTCGGGTTCCTGTACGAGGCCGCCACCGACAGCTTCGACTACAACATCAACCCCGGCCTGCAAACATGGTGGGACATCGCCTACACCGGCACCGGCGGCGGCTGGATCTATGCGCTCAACTCGGTCAGCATCAACGGCAACCCGATCGGGCTGCCCAACGGCGGCAAAGCCGTCTGGCACAACGACCCCACCCACCCCATCGTGGATCCCGGCCGCGACGTCATCTGCCGCCGCAACGACATCCGCAGCGCGACCGACCTGCAGTCGGTGTCGATGCGGCTCGGCGACTTCGCCCAGTTCAGTTTCTCCAGCGCCGCCGCCAACGATTTGTGGGCGCGCTGCAACAACTCCGGAACCGCGGGTACTGACGGGATCCGCTGCCGGCTGCAGATCGACGCGGTCATACTGTCCGCGTTCGTCGGCGGCACCGAAACCGTCATCCGCAAGCAGCTGCTGCTGATCCCGCCGGGCCCCGGCGAAACGTGGGCTTTGGTGGCAGGCACCGACGCCAACAACCGGCAGTACAGCGTCACCCGTAACGGCCGCGTCGTGCTGCATGCCGTCGAATCGGCGGCCGGCACCCCGTCCTACATCGACTCCTCGCACCGCTCCTGGGGGTTCGGGATGCACGCCGGTAAGTCGGTCCTGCAGGAAACCGAACCGGCCGCCATCCTGTGGTGGGCCGCCGCCGACAACAACACCCAAGCCCAGTCCGGGGTGCTGGCGCGCATCAACTGCGGTGATCAGCCGATGTGGGACCGCTACACCTGCTACGGCCCCGGCACCTTCACGTTGGGCGATGGCCCCGACGCCACCCAGAACGTGGTGTTCGGGCCGCTGCTCGACAACCAGATCGTGCAGATCCGCACCGATCCCCGCCGCCGCGGCGTCGTTGATCTGTCGACCGCGCCGCCACCGCCGCAGCAGCTCAAACATTGGCAGCAGGCGATCGTCGATTTCGTGTCGTTCGCCACCGCAGGGAACGTGCCGCCGCTGTTGTCCTCGATCGAGAATCTGGCCGGGATCGTGCCGCCGCAGGGCAACCTGTACAGCCTGCTCGACGGCCGGTTCTCCAAACCGATCCCACCCAAAGAGCCCGGCGCGGTCCCCCAGGTTTATGGGGTGCCGGTGTCGATCACCGGCGGCGACGCAGCCTCGAGGATCATCGCCGCCGGAACCCCGCTGCGACGGTTCCCGTACTGATGAGGGGGTGAACCCGTGACCCTCGCGTATGACGCGCTCGGCTCGGGCGCCTCCGGCGGCGCCGGCTCATTCAGCTTCGGCCACAACGCCGCATCCGGCGCTGACGTGTTCCTCGCGATAGCCACCGACCGCAACGTCACCCCGTCCTCGGTGTCCTACGGCGGCGTGTCGATGACCTTGGTCGGGTCGAAGGCCTGCAACGCCGGGGTGTTCGGGCTGGTGTACCTGTACCACATCGCCGCCGCGGGTACCGGGTCGTCGCAGAACTGCACGGCCACAATGCCGTCGTCGAACTGGATCGCCCAGTCGGTGTCGTATACGTCCGTCAACACTGTCGGTTCCCCGGCCTACGCCACCGGCTCCAGCGCCTCCCTGTCGTCGGGATCGGTCACCGTGTCGTCCGGGCAGCTCGCGCTGTGCGTGCTGGGCACCGGCAACTTCGCCGCGACGGGCACCCTGTCGTCGCCGACCGGCGGCACGAACCGCTCGATCGGCACCGACCCCACCAACGGCGCCGGTCTGGTCATCAGCGACTCGACGTCGACGGCGACGTTCGGCGCGACCGACAGCAACTCAGGCGCCTACTGGGCCACGATCTCGGTCGTTTTGACCCCGGCGGCCACCAACACCAACATCCAGCCGACCAGCGGGTCGCTCATCGCGTCGGGTGGTACCCCGATCATCGGGGTTACCGGCAACCCGGTCACCGTCACCCCGACCAGCGGCACTATCGTCGCCACCGGCGGGATCCCCGGCGTCAGCGGCCCCTACAGCGGATCACCACCGACTGCGGCGCTGGCCCTGTCCGGCGGCACCCCGATCGTCCACCCCATCAAAACCGTCGTTTCGCCGACCACGATGACGATGTCGCTGTTCGGGCTGCCACCCAACCTGCACGGCCCCACCACCGTCGCCTGGGACGCCACCGGCGGCGGCAGCACCGCCGGCACCACCAGCCTGAGCTGGACGCACACCGCCACCGCCAACAGCACCGTGGTGGTCGGCATCGAAGAATGGAACGGCGGCTTCGCCGCGGTGTGCAGCGGCGTCACCTACGGCGGCAACGCCATGACGCTGATCGGGTCGCAAACCAACAACAACGGGACCCTGACCTCCACCGGGCAGGTTCTGCTGTTCGCGCTGTCCGGCGGCGCCGTCGCCGGCGGCGCCCAAACCGTCACCGCCACCTTCACCAACATCTGCTGGTCCTCAGGCAACAGCGTTTCGTTCACCGGTGTCGGCGCGATCGGCCCCCCGCAGTACGTTTACGGCACCGGCACCGCACTGTCCTTCGCGGCGACCGGCGGCGTGTCGGGCAGCATGCTGATCGGTGTTCTGGGCTGCAACACCGGCCTGTCGTCACCGTCCGGCGGCACCAACGTCTACGCCAGCGCCGGCTACTCCGGTGACGCCGGCTCGACGATCAGCTACAGCACCGGCAGCGTCACCTTCGGGGCGACCGCCGCCAGCCCCGGCGGCGCCTGGTCAGGTGTCGCGGTCGTCCTGAACCCCGGCGGATCAGCCGACGCCATCACCGGCGCCGGCCCCACCATGGCCCTGTCCGGCGGCACCCCGCTGCTGTCGATCGTGCACCCCGGCCAGGTCATCGCCGTCCCCACCCAAGCCAACATGCGGGTTCTCGGCAGCTCGCCGTACCTGATCGTCAACGACCCGTTCGCCGGCGTCATCTCCAAACTCAACGCCAACCAAAGCGCCATCCTGCTGGTCGTCGGTGACTCCACTGTCGCCGGTGTCGGCGACGGCGCCAGCGCCGGCGGCTGGGTCGGGCGCCTCGCCCTGGCGCTGGGCACCCACTACAACATCAACGTCTACCAACGCACCTGGGGAACCGGGGTCGGCGACGGCTGGGCCGGGCAGACTGTCCTGGCCACCTCGAGCCTCGGCACGTCGGCGCCGCACCTGATGGTGCTCAACTGCGGCCGCGGCGGCACCACCATCGCCAACGACCAGACCGCGCTGAACACCGGGCTGATCACACCCTCCGACACCGGGGTGCCCGACTGCACCATCCTGGCTGACGGTTTCAACGACGTCGGCATCGGCGGCCTGACACCGGCGAGCTTCTCGAACGCTTACATCCAGTTCATCAAGAACCTGCAGGCCCAGTCGCCCGCGCCGATCATCGCCACCACCCAGAACCCACCCCAATACGCATCAAACCAGCCGTTCGGGGTGCTGGTCCCGACCCTGCTGCCCGGACAGACCCAACCCACCAACCCCGCATACCAGCAGACCAGCCTGTCCGGGGTGTGGCTGCTAGACACCTGCCAAGCGTTCGGCAACGTGTACCAGACGTCGCTGATGAACGACAGCCTGCACCCCAACGCCGCCGGCTACACCGCCCAAGCAGCGTGGATGCTGGGGCAGCTGGCCCGCTTCCAAGTCACCACCGTCACCCCGCCGTCGGCTGTCATCGCCCTGACCACCGACGTCCCCTACATCAACCAGGTTTACCTCAAACCCCGCGCCGCCGCGTTGACGGTGGCCACCACCGCGCCGATCGTCACCGCCTACTACTCCCTGATCCTGACGCCGCCGCCCGCCGAGATCCTCACCTACCGCGGGATCCCGTTCGTGCTGCTACCCGGCGGCGGGATCACCCTGACCGGCACCATCACCGCCCCCACCGTGTCGCTGTACGACCGGCTGCAGGGTCCCGACCTGCTCACCGCCGCCGACGCCGCCGAAACCCTGGCCGTACTCAACGAGCAGGTCGACCCCACCTGGACGATCCGCCTCTACGACAAGTTCTGGCGGCCGATCGGCGAAGTCGGCGACTTCATCGAAGCCTCAGGCACCGACCCCCGCAACAACCTGCCCTCGGCGACCCTGAAACTCAAAGGCGACAGCGAACACATCCCCACCCTGATGGGCTGCCGCGACACCATGGTCGGCGTCACCGTCGAAACCCAGGGCCTGCGGTTCCCGTTCTACGTCGACACCAACGAATACGAGATGAACGACAAAGGGGAGTGGACGAACACCGCGAACCTCAAAGGCATCTGGGACATTTTGAACTACGCCCAGATCTGGCCCGACTGGTTCCTACCCATCCAAGCCCAACTGTTCAGTCACGCCATCTTCATCGGACCCATCCGAAGCTGCATCGAAAACATGCTCGGCACCACCTTCCTGCGGCTACAAAGCGGGTTGTGGGAATTCGTCAACAACGCACTGTCGTTGAACCTGGATTTCCGGGCCTGGTTCGGCACCCTGCTGGAATCCAACGGCAACCTGTTCCAAGCCCTGAAAACCCCGGTGTACGTGGTGCGGCACAACCCGCTGAAAGACACCAGCCCGCTGATGGCGCGCACGGTGCGGATGGAATCGTGCGGCGCCGTCCTCAAAGACATCACCCGCGCCTACGGCATCGACGTCCGGGTGGATTTGTGGCTGCCCGGCGACACCCAACCCGACCGGTGGGCCAAACTGACCCAACCCACCTACGTCATCACCGTCACCGACCGCTCCCAGATCACCGGGCCCACCGGCACCATCCTGGATTCGGTGGTGCGGACCCTGGTCGACACCGCCGGCGCGTTGGGCGAAGCGATCCAGCCGCTGCTGAACCCGCAGAACGAGTACGTGCCCGACGGCATGTTCGTGGCCCCCGTCTTGGGTGTGAATTTCCATCCACCGTGGGTGGTGTTCGTCGCCGCCGAACCCGGCGACGTCGGCTCAGTTACCACAGCCAAGATCGTTGACCACACCCCCAAGGGCTGGCAGCAAATCATTGGCGGCAAGAGTTACCAATGGTTAGACCAGCTGATGAATACGACGTTTTCTTGGATTATCGACAGCATCTCAATATTGGTAGGAGTCACGGGGATCCCGAGTGATCTGCTTTCAGGGTTTCTCTCAGACAGTTTTTTGGCCTTCCAGTTGCTGGAAAACTACGACCGCCGCGACGCCGTCGGCCCGTATCACCCCGCCATCGAGGTGTTTCACGCCACCAGCAGCGCCCCCTACAACGTGGAAACCGAGTTCGCGTTCGTCAACGCGTTCTGGGACTCTAGGGGCTGGACGTGCGCGCAGCTCACCTTCCGCAACGGGGTGGTCTACACGCTGGGACGCGACCTGTTCCGCGGCGCGCTGGCCTCGGTGGTCTATCTGGGCCGCACCCGCATCGTCACCGACTACGTCGACAACATCATGTGGAGAATCGACGCCAAAACCCGCGACGTCATGGCGCAGGTCGGCGACGGCAAAGCCATCGAGTCGCCGCTGGCCAAGCAGCAACGCCTCATCACCGGCGTCCTCGAAGCCATCAACGTGCTCACCCTCGCCCCACAATCCGGCTAGGAGAACCCCTGTGCCCGTCACCAACTGGAACACCACCCAAATCAACGGGGTCGACTACCTCGTCATCGACGCCGCCAGCTTCCGCATCCCACTGGACTGGGACCCCTCCTCGAACATGTTCATCGCGGTCGCCGCCCCCAACGGCGCAGTGGGTAACTTCCCGGCTTTGGTGCAAGGCGATCCGGGCGTCACCCCCACCATCGACACCGTCATCGACTTCACCGCGCTGGAATACAACGACCCCACCGCAGATTCGGCGTCCTGGATTCAGGAGTCCACCAACACCTACCAACTCGTCCTGAACCTGCACAAAGGCGCCCCCGGCGCGGCGGGCGGCACCACCCTGATGAGCGCCTCAGATCTGGTCGCCACCGGCGCGGTCGCCGGCCAGATGATGATCGTCAACCCCAGCGTCAACGGCTTCGTCCTGCACAACCAACTGGTCGGCGACCGGTTCGTGCCCGCCACCATCCTGTCTGCGTCGTCGGGCAACCCGGCGTTCACCCTGGCCACGGTCACCATCGCGGCGCAACTGTTCGACTGGCGCCCCCACGTCGAGGGCTACTGCATCTTCACCGGCACCGGCTCCGACTTGCAGGTCGATCTGGTCGCCCGTCTCGGTGTGGAAACCTCGGGTTCCGACGTCGGGCGCGGCACCCAGCCCGCCGGCCAATACCCGGCCGCCCACGTCCTGACCGCCGGGCCGCCCCCCGGGGTCGCCGACTCGTATGACCGCGTCGCCGCCGGTGTCGGCCCCACCACCATCTACCTGCGCGGCGAACGCCAATCCGGCGGCTCCACGTTCACCACCAGCGCGGCCACCACCCGCTTCAGCGTCGAAGTCCGCCCGGTACCAGGCTCATGACGTTTCCCTACGAGAACCCGCAGGATCCCACCAGCGGCGCGCAGGTCCCCACCGCGCCGTGGATGGTCAACAACCGCGCCGTGTCACAAGCCGACATCACCGCCGGCCGCCAGCAGTTCACCAACGCCATCCACCTCTTCGAAGGTGAGCTCGACGGGCTACGGCAAGCCCTCATCCACTGGATATTCCAGCAATTCATGATCGCCGTCCAAGGCTTCTTCACCGAAGGCGAAGACGCCATCCACCAGCTCACCACCTGGGCCACCAACCTCGTCGAAAACAGCCTCAACAACGTCCTCAAACTCCTCGGGCTGCAAGGCATCGAATCGTTCGTGCAATACCTGCAGAACATGGCGCTCATCAGCGACATCACCACCGCGCTGGGTCAGTTCGGCGCCGACCTGAAAACCGCGCTGCAAAACATCCCCCACCTCAACGTCCAATCAATTTTCAACGGCGTCGCCACCGCCGAAGGCACCATCGGCGCCGACATCCAAGGTGTCCTCGGCAACGCCTACGCCGGCGTCACCAACCTCGCCAACCAAGGCGAAGCCACGCTGGCCGGTCTGCAGCAACAACTGCAGTACGCGCTGTCCACCTTCCTGGGCTACAACTTCGCCGCCCCATCAACCCCCACCTCGGGCAGCTTCGTCGACCGAACCCAAACCACCATCAACAACCGCGCTATCAGCCGACCGCTCACCGCGGCCGCCGACCCCACCATCGACCCCGTCTTCGACCTCACCCTGCTCGCCCAGAACTCGACGCTACCCACCCTGGCCGTCACCCAGAACACCAGCGCAGTCGGCCTGATCCTGACCCCCGACAACGCCGTCAAACAACAGATCACCTGGATCGGCTACCCCACCGGCGGCACCTTCGGTTCCATTTCCTCGTTCATCGTCAACATCTATCAGGTCGACCCAGTCGCCGGCGGCTGGACACTGCTCTACAGCACCCCCAACGTCGTCGGCTCGGTGGCCGCCGGCGCCAGCCCGGTGCGTAACTATCTGACGCTGGGCTCAACCCACAACATCACCACGCTGCAGGGCGAGATCTTCGCCGTCGAAATCCAGATCCTCGGCGGCGGCACCTACAACATCGTGGGCCTCACCAACTACATCCCCACCAACACCGGCCAATACCCGCCCACCGTGGGTGCTGCCCGCACCGGCAGCCCCGTCGCAGCCGCCGCCAACGTCTCCAACCCGTCCGCCCTCTACGGGTCGGCGACCCCCTGGTTCGGCATGTCCGGGCAGGCAGGCGCCACCCAATACCCGCCGGAACTGACCACCTACAGCACCCCGGGCACGTTCACCTTCGCCCAGCTGCCGTGGGCAGTCACCTACGACCTGGCCATCTTCGGCGGCGGCGGCAGCGGCTTCAACGGTTCATTCGCCCTCGCCGGGCGCGGCGGGTCGGCCGGCGCCAGCTACGGCACCCAGGTGCCGGCCTCATCGGTGACCGGGTCGATAACCGTCACCGTGGGCGCCGGCGGCGGCGTCGGCCCCAACGGTTTGGGTTCGGGCGCCGACACGGTGATCGTGGTGCCCGGTGTGGGCACCTACACCGCCAGCGGCGGCGCAGCCGCCACCGGCGACGTGAGCACCGGCGGCAACAGGCAGGGCGGCGACGCCGCCAACGTCACCGTCGGCGCCAACACCTACTTGGGCGGCGCGGGCGGCGCATCCTCTCAAGACTCCGGGCAGCAACCCGGCGGCGGCGGCGCCGGCGGCAGCGCCCAGGCCTTCCAGTCCCGCATCTACGGCGGCGCCGGCGGCACCGGCATCGCCTACATCCTCGCCCACACCTAGGAGGCTCTGTTGCCATCCGTTGATGTCAGCCCCAACACCCCGGCCAAAGCGTGGCTGATCACCACCCAGCCGCCCGGCAGCGACACCACCCAACCCTCGGTGCTCGACACCCTCGACATGCGGATGACGATCGCCCCGGCCGGCTACCGCACCACCACGATCTGCTACTCGCCGGTCACCGTCGTCAACGGTGTCGTCACCACCGGCCAACCCACCCTTGAGGTCGTGATCTCGCGCACCGGCTACCCCGACATTCCCGTACCCATCGGCGACTACGTCATCTTCGACGGCTCCAACGTCACCGTCATGACCGCCACCGAATACCAGAACAACTATGCGCTGGCCGGCGGCACAGCACCGCAGCCGCCCGCCCCGACCACCCCCACCAAAGGCCTGCTGGCCGGTGTCACCTATCTGCAAAGCGCAGCAGCACCCGGCACCAACGCCGCCGACTACACCAACATGAACAACGGCACCGCCGACGCCGTGGTCAGCAACGACGAGACAGGTTGCCCCGGCACGTCGCCGTGGATCGTCGCCGACTGCGGCACCGTGCTGCAGATCGAACACGTCGTCCTGGGCTACGACTACCTCGACAGCCTGGGCGGCGGCCCGTGGGGCAGCGCCGCGTTCGACGGCGCCGCCATCTGGGGCTGCGCAGCCAACACCGCGTTCACCACCCCCAGCGACATGGTTTGGTCATGGGTCGCCACGCTGGAATCCAGCGGCGCCACCAACGGGCTGCTGTCCGTCGTCATCGCCGGTAACTACCGCTACCTCATGGTCAACGCCACCGCACCCCTGGCTGTCACTGAGTTCGAGATCTGGACCCCGGTCACTAACGCGCCCTCAGTCGAACGAGTGCTGTCGTGATCCTGCGCAGCAACATCGAATTCGCTAAACGCGTCTTCCTGGACCGCCTCACCTGCGACAACGGCCAACCCTTGGTGCAGGCCGGCAACATCGACGCCGGCCCCGGCGACGAATACGAATACGGCGGCACCTTCGACCCGTTCAACTTCGGGGTCGGCGCCGACTGCAGCGGAGCCGCCGGCATCGTCATCGCCGCCGCGCTGCACGGCCCCGCCATGCAATGGACCCGCTACTTCTCCACCGAAACATTCCCCAACGGGTTCCCCAACTTCCAGCAGGTCAACCAAGCCACCTGCCTGTCGTCGAACTCCCCGATCAAAGTCGCCATCATGCACGGCGGCGGCGGCCCCAACAGCCACATGGCCTGCCAAATCGACGGCTGGGACATGGAATCCAACGGCGACCACGGGGTGTGCTCCTACCCACCCGACATCACCGGGCTGGGCTCCTCCTACTGGAACGACTGGTGGATCAGCACCGAAACCATCAACGAAGACACCACCAAACGACAGTCACGCAGCTATCCGCTGATCCTCGACTACGCCGGCGGCGTCATCCGCGGCGCCGACCTGAAAGCCGCAGGCGTCACCGGGGTGTGCCGCTACCTGTCCGACGGCGGCACCAACCTGCCGCACAAAATGCTCACCCCCGCAGAAGCCGCCGACCTGACCGCCAACGGTATCCAGATCATCTCCAACTGGGAAACCCGCGCCGACATGATGCTCGGCGGCTACCCCCAGGGTGTCGCCGACGCCGGCGCGGCACGCAACCAGATGCTCGCCTGCGGCGGCCCCGGCGCCGCGGTCATCTACTTCTCTTGCGACTTCGACGAAGCCCCCAACCAGCAAGCCGCGGTCAACGCCTACCTGCAAGGCTGCTGCGATGTGCTGGGCGGGCCCGGCCACGTCGGCATCTACGGCGGTTACTGGCCGCTGATGCGGGCCCTGAACGCCGGGGTGTGCGCCTACGCGTGGCAAACCGAAGCGTGGAGCGGCGGCAACGTCGACTCCCGGGTCAACCTGATCCAACGTAACCAGCTGGGCTACAAAACCATCTCCGGTGTGCAGTGCGACATCAACGAAGCGCACAACGACGACGCCGGCCAATGGCACAAAGCCGGTGAGGTACCCGACGTACCGGACCCTGTCCCAGACCCGGGCGGACCCCCCGACTACGGGGTGCTGGCCTACGAGCAGCTCGCCGGGCCGCGCGGCATCGACGGCTACGGGCACGGCTGGCCCCAGCTGGGTGGCCGCACCCTGGTTGACGCTGTCGCGGCGATCCTCACCGTGCTCGGCATCAAAGCGCCGACCCCGACCTCGAGCATCCCGCCACCCGCATCAGGGGGTTCGACATGAGTAGACACATCGTCATCACCGCGCAAGGCACCGGCGCCGACATGTGGCTGACCGCCCCACCCCAACCCGCCGCCGTCGCCGCCGCGCTGGACCCCGCCCTGTGTTTTTGGCAGCCGCTGGGCAACTATCCCGCCAGCGTCACCAACCCGCAAATGGGTGCCTCAGTACAAGACGGCGTCAACGAAATGGTGCGCCTGGTCAACCAGGTCTACACCTACGGCAACCCCACCGGCTCCACCATCATCCCGATCGGCTACAGCCAAGGCGCGATCGTCGTCGGACACTGGTGGCGCGACGAAGTCCTCAACCCAGCCGGCCGCTGCCACGCCCGCGCCGCCGACGTCATCGCCCTCGCCGTGTGGGGCAACCCGCTGCGCTGCCCCGGCTTCACCAGCGGCAATGATTTCGCCGGCTGGCCCAAACCCACCCCGCTCGACGGCGTCACCACCGGCGGCATCGCCGGCCCCGACTGCCTCAAACCCGACGAACTGCACCCCCAGTTCCCCGGCGCCCGCCACTTCTTCGGCGACTTCGTCAACACCATCGGTCAAGGCCGCGACCTCTACGCCGACGCCCCCGTCGGACCCCCCGCCGGGCAGCCCGTCACACCGGCCGGCGACCCCTGGGCGGCTGAACCCGACGCCGGGGTGTACGAAACCCAGATCTACAACATCATCCAGAACGCGTTCCCCAGCATCTTCACCCTCGCCGCCGACATCTTCCACCTGTTCGGCCCCGCCATGTTCCGCGAAGTGTTGGGCATCGCCGAAGCCGTCATCAACGGCGGCCTGTTTCTTTCGAAAGGACCAAACGCCGCGCACTACACCTACGACATCACCCCGATCGTCAACTTCGTCAACCTCGCCGCTCACGAAACCCCACCCCACTGATGACCAAACCCAACGGCAACGGCAACGGCAAAGACCCCCAACTGCCGCGCTGGCTGGCGCTACGCGGGCCCCGCCCCTACTGGCTGGCCGAACACTGGTCACTGATCCTCGCGGTACTGACCGCCGTCGTCGTGTTCATCAACACCGTCATCTTCCCCAACCTGCCCAGCGCGATCTCCACCGAATGGCTCAACGCCGCCATGGCGTGGCTGGCAGCGCTGGCCCTCTACCTCAAAGACCGGCAAGGTGCCGTCAACCGGATCGCCGCATGGCGCCGAAAAATCCGCAACGAAGAACCACCGAAAGGAACCTGACCCATGGCCGCAGGAGCGTGGACCCTCACAAATGGGGCCCGGACAGACATCCTCAACGGCGCTGCGCCGTTCAACAGCGCCAGCTTCAAGGTGGCCCTGCTGCAGTCCACAAGCAACGTCGGCGCCGCCACCACCACCTTCGCCGGGCTCACCAACGAAGTCGGCACCACCAACACGGGCTACACCGCCGGCGGCCTCACCGTGACTTTCGCCGAGGCGGGCACCACCAGCGTCACCCTGAAATTCTCCAGCAACCCGATCTGGACCGCGGGCACCGCCAACCTCACCGCCCGCTTCGCCGCGCTCTATAAAGTCTCCGGAAACGTCATCTGCTTTTGCCTGCTCGACTCGACCCCCGCCGACGTCACCGCCACCAACGGGAACACCCTCACGATCGACGGCATCACCAACGCCGTGTTAACCCTCGCCTAGAAGGAGAAAGAAATGACCGAACCTGTAGCACTCTTCGGACTGCCCAACATCAGCGACCTCCTCGGTAAGCTGCCCGGGCTCACAGAGCTGCAGAAACTCAAAGCCGACTTCGACGACTTCGTCGCCGCAGTGGACAAAGTCACCGCCTACGTCACCGAATACTCGTGGGTACCGGGCGCCTCCACCGTGCTGGCACCGCTGCAAGGCCTCGACAAGGGCCTGCAACTGGTGCAGAAGCTCATCGACTTCGTGCCGTCCTGACGAGGGTCATCCGCTGGATCTCGCCGCAGGCCGGGCAGTCGGCGTACACCTCAAGCCCGGCGTACACCTCACGGACGTAGGTGTCGGCGAGCCTGATGCCGCAGGGGCAGTCAATGATCACGCGGATCATAACTAGCAGCCTAGATACAGTTCCGCGTCGATCTGCACCTTCATCGCCGCCATGTCACTCAACGACAAATCGGTGGCCACCTTCCGCCAAATCTGGTCGTCGGTCCAGTTCCGCCGATGCGCCGCGCACACCAGTCGCCCCTCGGCCAGCAGCCGCTCCGAACCGACCACCTGGTAGAACTCCGTATCGGCCAACGCGTTCAAATATGACTGCGAACCGTCGGGCGGCGCCGGCAGCGCCACAGAGTGCGACAGCGCGGCCGGTAGCGCCGGTGCCGCGCACCCCGCCACCAACATTCCGCACCCAATCCCACACACAACCGCCACCAACACCCCGGCCGCCGCAGCGACAACCCGACCCATCAATTCCGGTTCTCCTCACCTAACGAGGCGGCGCTCATCGCCGCCCGCAAATCACCCTCACCGACCGCGGTGTACCGCTGCGTCGTGGCCACACTGGCATGCCCCAACAACTCCTGCACCGCCCGAATATCACGCGAACCCCGATACGCGTTCGACGCGAACCGGTGCCGCAAATGATGCAGCGTGCAACCCGGCGGCAACAACGCCGAACACAACTCGCCGACCCGGCCCGCCGTCAACGGCCCACCCCGCCCGTTACCGAACACCCAGCCGTCTTCGGTGGGCGCAGCCGCCACCAACCCCGCCAACCGGTCACCGATCGGAATGACCCGATCCCGACCACCCTTGCCGTGGATCAACAGCGCCGGACCATCGAGCAGATCCTCGCCGCGCAGCCGCGCGATCTCCCCCCGCCGCAACCCCGCCTCACCGGCCAGCAGCAGCATCAACCGCAGCCGCGGCCCCGCATCAGCGAGCACCGGCACCCACACCGCGTCGGGCGTCGGGCGCGGCGCCCCGTTGTGCTGCGGCACCGGCGGCAACACCAACGCCGGATCCGCGCCGC